AAATTTGTAGGGCTATTCAGAACGAAATTTTTGCACTTCGTTCTTGAATGTTGATGCGGTGTAAAACATCACCGCTCAATGGCAAAGACCACTTACAATATCTCGCTCAAAGGCTATGTCGGAGGCTCCGACTTCGACCGCTCGACCGTTGACCGCGAGCTTGCACGTCACGACGGCAAGCAGGTCAACGTGCTCATCGACTCCCTCGGTGGCTCACTTGCCACCGGCCTTTCAATTTCCGCTGCTTTTCGCAACCACGGCAACGTCAACGTGCATTTCGTCGGGCTGAACGCCTCCGCAGCTACAATAGCATCGCTCGGCGCGGCGCATATCTCCATAGACACCGGCGCGATGTACCTCGTGCATAAATGCTCAATGGCTTTCTTTGAATGGGGTTCGCTCAACAGCGACCAGTTCGCCACCCTCATAGCCGACTGCGAGAAAATCAAGGCCGACCTCGACAAGCTCGACCAAAACGTGGCACGGCTATATGCCGCGCGTTGCAAGCGCAAGCCCGAGGATCTGCTCGCACTGATGAAAGCCGGAGGCTGGCTCTCGCCGCAGGAAGCCCTCGACTGGGGCTTCGTCGATGAAATCACCGACCTTGCCGAAGATGCCGCCCCACGGCTCACCGATGCCCTTGCCTCGGCAATGGCCGACGCAGGTATGCCTATTCCCGATATTCCAATCTCCGAAGCCGAGCGCGAGAGCGCTTTCGGCAAGTTCATCACAGCCCTGTCATCGCTTTTCAAGAACCAATCCAACAATATCCCAATGCCAACCGAGAACCCCACGCCCAAGACCTACACCGAGGCGGAGTACAACGCCCTCAATGCCCGGCTCACCGAGGCCACCGCCCTTGCCGACTCGCAGAAGAAGACTATCGAGGAACGCGACAGCCGCATCGCCCAACTCGAAGCAAAGCTCGCCAAGACTCCGGCGGAGCCGTCGAAGCAGGTTGTCGAGGACTCCAAACCTGCCGGCGACCCTGCACCCAAGAACGAGGTCGAGGCTTTCGTCGACACCTGCAACTCCGCCCGTCAGCTCTTTAACGAGGTCTGACACCTCCCTAAACCCTAACCACTCAACTCTAAACTCCCCACTATGGCAGGCAAATTCCAGTTTACACTCAAAGAGTACCAGGAGGCCGCGGTCAAGTACCGTTCCGACCTCCTTATGCTCCCCATTATCGGCATCGGCGACACCCTCCAATATATGACGGGGCGCCCCGGTATCCGATACAAGGAGCGCGTAGGCTCCCTCACGGGCGATGCGCAGTTCGCGCCCTACAATCCCAAACGTGCCGTCGACTACAACCTCGGCATCGACTTCCGCGACCTCGAAACGCACTTTGGCTCCGTAGTCGCCAACTTCGAGCCCAACACCGCTATCTCAACACTGCTCGGCTCCGGCGCGACAAAGGGCGACGGCCAGATGACAACCCCCACCGCTCGCCACGTCCTCGCCCTCATTGCCAAGAACCTATCCGAGCATCTTAACGATGCTATATGGAACGGTGTGCGCAACGCCGCCGGTGACACCACCGCCGACCTGTTCGACGGCTTCGACACTATCACCGAAAAGGAAATCGCCGCCGGGGCTATCGCCGAGGCCGAGGGCAACTATATGAAAATCGACGATGAAATCACTGCGGCAAACGCCGTCGACGTCGCCAAGTCTATCCTGTTCTCCCTCGACCCCCGACTCCGCAGCCAAGACCTCTACCTATACTGCTCGCAGGACTTCGTCGACAAATACAACGAGGGCTATCTGCTCACGCACGGCGGCATACCCTACAACAACCAGTACGGACAGGGTGCCGTCGAGGGGTCAAACGGCAAGCTCAAATTCTGCCCCCTCTACAACAAAGCCGGGTCGAAGTTTATGCACGTCACCACCAAGGCAAATATGCTCGTCGGTTACGACCAAATGGGCGACGTGGAGAATGTAATGGTAAAGGAATACGCACCCTTTATCCTCTCATACATCGCCACGATGTTCTTCGGTGTGCAGTTTGAAACCCTCGACAAGCGACGTTTCAAAACCGTGGAAATCGCCGTGTGACCCTCATAGACACATCACTCAACAACTCATCAAACCGCTATGGCTACAAAATGTACCTCAATCCAAAAGTCGCTCGGGTGGTGTCAGGGCACCCCCGAGCTGCCCGGTGTGAAACGCCGCATCTACTATCTCGCCAAGAGCCTGATTGTGGCCTTTCCGCAGCTTCCCCGTGATGAACTCGGTCGCCCCACGTCGGCTATCCTCGACGGCTCTTTCACTCTCGCCGCCGATGCCAAATGGCGATATATCGACATACTCCCCGACAAGTCGCAGCTGACCTCCGAGGCGCAGGGCGAGCTTCCGAGCCAAACGCAGCTCAACAAACTTGTCGCCGTTCACCCCGGTGTGGGCGCGGACGCTTCCGCCGCCGCTGCCTACATCAACAACACCGACAATGTTTTCGTAATCGAGGATATGAAAGGCAACTTCCGCGTCCTCGGCAACGACAAATGGAGCACAAAGGCCACCGTCGCACAAGATCTCGGACAGGGCGCCACCGGCACCACCTCTACCACTATTAACGTCGAGGCTACCGACGAGGTGCCTGCGCCGTTCTATGTCGGCACTCTCGAAACCGAGGACGGCGACATAGAGTGTAAGAAAACCGCTTAATCCCCTCGTTCTATGTCACCTAACAGATGCGTCAGGGAGGGAGCGATAGCGTTGGACCCAGTCTTTAACAATCTGTTGCAAGACATCTGTGTGCCTTCGCTTGATGTTCCCGACCTCGACGCATCTTTTACTCCCTCCCGTACCAAAGACCTTTTCGCCGAAAAGAGCCGTGCCGCGTGGAAAGATGTGCAACAGGCCGAGGCTCGCTGCGACTTCGCCCCTAATAAGGTGCGCATTTCCTACCGCAACCCGGCTTTTGGCATTATCTCCCTTTGGAAAAAGTCGCTTTATGGCCGGACTCTCACCGACATCAAAAGCGACCCCGATATGGTCGGGAAATTCGCCGTGGGTATGAATACCCTTATCCGGCAGATACTCGGCAACTCGCTCGCCACCGGCGACTGGTGCATCGTCACCTCGCCGAAGCGTCGCCACAAGGAACGCAATTTTGCATCGCTGATTTCCGCAAGGCTCGCAACACTCCTGGGCGTGAACTTTTACGAAGATCTCGCCGAGTGTCACTCGAAACATCGTGTCGGGGCTGTCTTTACCCTCGTTAAAGAGCCACCAACCGAGCGCAACATAATCGTATTCGACGATTTTGTCACCACCGGCGCAACGATGATCTCTATGCGCGACCTGCTCCAACCGCTCGGTTATAACCTCATTTTCTTCACAGGTATAAATAATAAACTTTAATTCAAAAGTTTGCTTATTTCAGTTTTAAGCCGCATTAAATCATCTTCTTTTAAAAATGCTGCTGCCTCGTTTAGACGAACTATACCGTTTTTATCTACAAGGATAGTTAAAGGTATTCCACCGACAGATAACATTTCGGCAAATTCACCATTTTTATCCCAAGCTATTTCATACTTTAACCATTCCAACTCTTTACCAAGAGGAGTGTCGAAGAAATTATCAATTTCTTCTTTACTGTGGTTTATACAAATTGGTATGAAAACAAATGTTTCATCGTTAGATAAATCGTTGATAATAGATTGCAGATGTGCTGGTTTCAATTCCTCAATACACGGGCCACACCACGTAGCCCAAAAATTCAACAATAAAACTTTCCCTTTTAATGCGTCATTATAACTCAATATGCTGTCACTCGATATAATGTATTTTTCAAAGTTAAAAGTTGGCAACCTATCTCCAACTTTTATTTTAGACACCTGTGTTCTATAATGTGCCGACATTATAGAGTCAATGTAGGCAATCTCCATATCAGATTTTTTCGTTACCATGATTTTCCCAGGCTGTGTAATACTATCTATCCGAGCATAAATCCCAGGGGTAATTACATATGTTGTTGTGTCACCCGAAGACCAAACCTCGCGCTCACGGATTAAAGTAGTGTCAACTCCCAAATACTCCTGTCGAGATACCTCTATTTTTTCGATATAATATCGTTCAATATTTGCATAAGCCAATATTGAAACGGCCAATATAGAGAAAAGTGCTATATATTTTTTCATTTCGTAATCTTGCTTTTATCGCAAAGTTACGCATTTTTCGTCTTTTAGCCGCTATAATGGCCTGACTAATTTTGTGGCAACCAAAAGCTAACGCATAATGGACCACAAATTTACCGAACAAATCAAGCAATGGCTCGAAACGCCGGAAGCGGAGCGCGACTATGCCGTCGGCGCTCTCTACCTTTTGAAGCTGTCGGGCAATCAGATTATGTACCACAACATAATCTCGCAGATTGACCGCCGCCACGACTTCGTGGACTACCAACTTCAAAAGTATTACAACTTCCGCGTCGCCGACCTCACCCGTGCGCAGGTCGTGGAAATGGAGCAGCAGGTCGAGGCTATCGTGGCCGAACACATACCGCTCGCAGCCAAAGCCGACGAGCAGCCAAAAGGCAAACGTGCCGACCACGACGCACTCCCCGACGACATCAAGGCGAAATACGTTGAAAATCTCTCAATTCTCCAACGGATGCGCGAGCTGCATCTGCGCCTCCGCTCGCTTTCGCTCGACAGCGCCACCTGCCCCGACTCCGAGCGTTACCCGTTCCTCAAAGAACTTATATCGCTCGACAAGAAGCTGCACGCCAACTGGGAGGCATACGATACATACGTCATAGGGCAGAGTGACAAGGTAAAAGGTAAGACGACCTCACGCAAAAAATCACCTCGTCACTCATAACTTAAACTTAAAACCTAAACGTAGTGAAACGCACTGCCGACATCGACCAAATCCTCCGCCCACTGAAAGATACGCCATTTCAGGCATATCTTTCTAATGCCGTGCAGGTGGCCGACATTCTCGAATGGATTTTAAGCCAAGTCGGCACCGCCGAGGTTTGGCAAACTTCTTTCTCCATTTCCGAGGAATTTTTGCGCCGACTTTTCTTTATCTGCCGTGCAAATAAAGTGTCGCGCATCAACCTTGTGCTCGACCATAAGGCCACCAACAAAACGCTCAAACTTTGGGCGTTCATCACCCAAGTTATAGAACGTACATATCTTGCCGATAATCACAGCAAGATTTTGTTGGTTCGCTCCGAGGCCGGAGAAACCGTATCGGTAATAACCTCGCAAAACCTCACTCGCGGCAACCGCCACGAGTCGGCCTTTATCTCGACTTCGCCGGAGATTTTCGCAAATCTCTACGACCAAGTCAACGATTTAATAACCAATCACTCCGTACCGCTCCATGACCTATTCGCAGAACGACTTGCAGCAGATTGAAAAATTTGCGTCTATCTACCTCAAAATATCCGATATGGCCGTAATACTCGATATTCCGGCTGATGTGCTGCGTTCCGATATAGCCGACCGCACAACCGAGGTGTCGAAAGCCTACCGACGCGGCAAGGCTGCATCAAAAGTCAAGCTCCATTCCCAGGAAATGATGCTTGCACAGGTAGGGTCGCCGCTCGCTATCGAGAACGCACACCGAAATCTCCTTGATATGGAGGACGACGAGTAATACTTCGTCACTCATAACTCATACCTAATACTTGAAGCCGTGCCAACACCGAACACCATAGATGTATGCCGGGCGCACTTGTTCACCAAAGAGGTAGAACTGCGAGAGCAATATCCACAAGCCGTTGTGGATAAGGTGCTTCGTGTGCGCGAAATGTATAACTGGTTCATCGCAAACCCCGACGGCACCGACCGCGAATTTGTCGCCGAGGTATGCCAACGCCACGGAATACACCGCACAACGGCTTATTCCGACCTTGCCGTTGTCAAGTCCTTGCTCCCCATGCTCGGCAGCGCAAGCCGCGACTTCCACCGTTGGCGCACCAACGAAATGCTTATCGCAACTTACAAAATGGCCGAGAAGCGCAAGGACAGCAAGACTATGGAACGTGCGGCCACCGCCTACGGTAAGCTGAACCGCGTCGACCTCGAAGATGAACAGGCACTGCCGCTCGACCAAATACTCGTGCAGCCGTTCACCGCTACCGATGATCCGCGAGTCCTCGGCATCGAGCCTATCCCCAACATCAACGAGAAAATCTCGGCTATGATACAAAAGTATCGCGCCGAAACAATCGACATCGAAGATGTGGAATTTGAGGAAGTCGACCTCGAATTTGACCTGTTATTTCCCAAAAATGAAGAAAGCAAAAATGAGGGAGATTATAACAACGAGTAAGGCAAATAATCGGCTCTTTCTTCTTATCTGCTCTATGTTCGGGGGCATCTTCAATTCATTAACTTTTTTCAGTTGGCGACGAGAGTAGATACCTAACATTATAACGAGGCCGACGAACATAAGAACGCCGATTAGTAAGATTATTGCAAATAGTTCTCTACTCATAGTTATCTGAATTTTAGCAGCTCACCCTGCAAATTTACAAATTTTTCCAATATGGCCGACAAGAAAGTTTACTTTAACAAGCCCCAACGCCTAACGCAGCTTATCGGCGCGAACACCACAGTTATAGTCGCAGGGCGACGCACCGGCAAGACCGACAGCATCGCCGCACCATTTGTGCTGCGCAATATGCAGCGTATGCCCGGCTCGACAGGCGGCATCGTAGTGCCGACTTTCAAGCACGGATTGACTAACACAATCCCTGGCTTGCTCGCCGCGTGGAAACGCTGGGGCTTCATCGAGGGGGTGCATTATGTTGTCGGCCGAAAACCACCAAAGACTTTCAAGCAACCAATCATCGACCCGAAAGACTACGAACACGTCATTTCCTTTTACAACGGCAGCGTCGCCGTTATCATTTCGCAAGACCGACCGGGCAGCTCCAACTCACTGACCCTGTCGTGGCTGTTGGTCGATGAAGCCAAATTTATTGATTACGCCAAACTCAAAGACGAAACGCTACCGGCCAACGGCGGCATTAAGTCGCACTTCGGAAAGCACTCTTTCAATCACTCGATTATGATATTGAGCGATATGCCGCAGACCACCAAAGGCTCCTGGTTCTTGCACTACAAGGATAAAATGGACGCGGAGCTGATAGCCACCATTGAGGGCACCGTATATGAAATTTGGCGCACCAAGGAACGCATACGCTCCCTTAACGCCAACGGTAAACCCGTTCCGGCTCACCTCAAAGGCTACCTCCGCCGCCTCGACCGCAACCTTAACAAGATGCGGTCAGTCGCCGTGTATTATCGCGAGTATTCCTCAATCGAAAATTTGCAGCTTCTCGGCGAGAACTACATAAAGCAGATGAAGCGCGACCTTACACCTTTGACTTTCCAAACCTCTATCCTGTGCCAGAGGATCGGAATTGCAAAGGACGGTTTTTATTCCTCGATGCGCGAGGCCCACAAATACGATGCCAACGATAACCAATACCTCGACACCCTCGGCTATGATTACGACTTCGCCACGCTCGATGCGCGAGCCGACGCCGACGTTGACCCCGACGCGCCTATCTGCATCGGTATGGACTACAACGCCAATATCAACTGGATTGTCGCCGGTCAGCCACGCGACCGCCGCCTCAACGTCATTAAATCCTTTTACGTCAAATTCGAGCGCAAGATACCTGCGCTTATCGACGACTTCTGCCGCTACTACGCCACCCACCGCAACAAGACCGTAGTATTTTACTTCGATGCAACCGCCCTCGGCTCTAACTACGCCGTCAACGACCAGGACTTCCGTTGGTGGGTGGTGCACGAGTTCGAGCGCCACGGTTGGACGGTCGAGGCCGTATATCTCGGCAACCCTATGCGCAAGGAGGAAAAATACCTGCTCATCAACCAAGCCTTTGCCGGTAAGCAACGCCTGATGCCTTTTTTCAACCGCTCCAACAACGAAGACCTTATCCTCGCCATACAGTCAGCCGGAGTGCGCCGTGGCCGCAACGGCTTCGACAAAGACAAGTCCGGCGAAAAGCTCGCCGAGAGCGAAGAAGACCTGCTCGAACACCGCACCGACGGCACCGACGCTTTCGATACCCTCTACATCGGTTGTGAGAAATTTCCATACCGCGATGCGTTCAACCTCTCTATGTCGGGGGTGCTTTGACACCTGTTTGTGAGCATATTGCTTCCGTATTCCGGATTTTTTCGCTAATTTTGTATTCTTAAAATCTGGAATTTATGAAAACGCCTGATGAATTTTTCATACGCTTGCAGTTCTGCACCTTACAAAGTTCTCAAATCCTGTCGTAAAGTTAAGTATTAACGGGAAAGATGCTGAGTTTAAGGTGTCTAAACTACAAGGTACTTGACAATAACAAGACTTGGCTCGAAAACAAGCATAACTCAGCGATAAAAACAATACTAAATTTGTTGACTGGCTTTATTCATTGATATTTTCAAATAAAACGGTTATGAAGAAGTTGTTGATACTTTTTGTCTTATTCATGGTTGCTCTGACAACTTTCGCACAGGAAGAAAAGCGACCGTTCACAGCTACTCTTTATGGTGGCATATATCTAAACAATGAACAGGCTTGGACGATTGAGCCGTCTATTGCGTGGCATTTCCATAAATATATCGGTGTTGCTCTTGGTATGGAACTGATGTCACAATACAACCAACCGAGCCGTACAAC